AGGCCGAAGATCACATCTGCGGGCGCGGTGTCGGTGACCAGCACCGGCTTGCCGAGAGTGCCTGGCAAGCCGCCGTAGATGACGACACCCGCTTCTTCGTAGACTTTGTTCGCAATCGCCTCGTCGACGATATCGAAGTAAGCGCTGGAGTGCATGACCCACAGCGCGATACGACCGAACTTGTCGCCGAACTTGCGCATACCACGGGTCAGGGTCTTCTTGCCGTCGGTCTCGATGTTGGCAGTAACCACCATTTCAGCGTTGGAGCTGATCGAAGCGCGCAGCGCAGCAGTGGCGTACTGGATGAACCCTTCCAGAGTGGCATCAGCAACGTCGGCACCGATGATCTGGGAGAACTCGTCGACCGGACGGCCGCGGCGCTTGAAAGCTTCTTCGGTGGTCTGGTATGGGCCGTACTTCCAAGGCGCCTTGACGCCGACGGCCTCACCGGTGCCGATCTTCTTCGCGGTCACTTTACCGGTGGAGTTGACGTCACGATGCTCCAGCGAGCCGCCGATCTTGTAGAAAGAGCGCTTGCGGAAGTCGCCTTCGATCAGCTCGTTGTCGAGCACGATCGCGCCGTTGGACGACGCGTTGAATACGTCGAGGTTGTCCTGGACACGCTCCAGGTATGCGGTTTGCGCCTCATCGTTGTAGATGATCAGGTCGCTGTTAACGGTCGTTGCCATGGGTGAATCCCCTTACTTGGGCAATTGCAGGTATGCGGTTTGGCCGTGCTTGCGCTGGTAGTCGCGCTTTTGCTCGGCAGTCATTTCGGAGCGCTTGAATGCAGCCTGGCCGCCACCCCCGCCCGGGGCTTGTGTTCCTGAAGCCCTTGGCCACAGATGAGGTGCGCTTTCGCGCAGAGATTCCGCCCATTCGAGCGGAGTCAGAGGGGTCTTGCCGTCTTTGCCGAGGATGACCTGGCCGGATTCATCAACGGCGACCGCTTCGCCCTCTTCGTTCAACGAGAACACGCCTTTGGCGCGCAGGATGATGTCGTCGGTTGCTTCCGGCAGTGCGCCGGCTTTCAGCGCTGCACCCCGAACCGAATCGCCCAGGACTTTGCCCTGGAACTTGGCGGCGAATGCTTCGGCCTTCTCGGCGCGCGCTGTGACGGTCTTCAACTGCTTGTCGTAGTCACCGCGCAGGCGCTCGGTGCGGCGGTTGAATACCTCGTCCACCTTGCCCTCAGTCAGCAGCTTGGTTTCTTCGTCTTGGCCGGCACGACTGAGCAAGCCTTTTACGGCGTCGATGTCGATGCCCTCGAATTGCGTTTCGAACTGAGTCAGCTTGCCAGTGGTTTCCTTCAGCTTGCCCAGCAGTTCGGAGTTTTTGGTTTTCAGACCAGAAACAGAGGTCTCAACGGCAGTCGCGATAGCGGCCTTGATTGCCGGATTGTCCAGGTCGATTTCGTTTTCTTCTGCCACGTTGATGCACCCCTTGGGTATGTGTTGCCCGCTTTGCAGGCGTAAAAAAACCCGCTTGAGCGGGTCGCGTTGCGTTTCCAGTGCTAAAGCCTTTCAATGCCGCACTTTTAGGAGGCAAATAGAAATGGCGTCACCGGCATCGAGATATGAAACCCAAAAAAATTTGAAGAACGCGTTAAAGATCGCGGTTTTGTCATCCGCACTGACACTCACTGGCGTGCTTGCGACCAGCGTCACGTCTTGGATAAGCAGCGCGCAAACAACTAGGTCTAGCGAAAAGCTCAGTTGTATAAGCCGGCTAGACAAAAGAGAGGAGTACGCTCGAGTCAAAAGTGACGACTTTATTGTTTCGCTAGCGACACTTGCGACCGGCAGTGCTTCACCAGGATTTCAAGAGAAAAAGCCTGCTTACGTGACAGCTTTCTCGAGAGCTGGTTACTCATTGATGCTTTTGAACAACTCAAAACTCGGAGAAAAATCTGGTGAGCTGGCCGACTGGATGACCATTCGGGTTTCGGACTACAAATCATTCGAAAGGCCCGAGTTCATCAAGGAAGAATACGAAAAACTCGTTACAGATTGGAAAGACGCCTACTACGAATACATGTCGGAACTCGACACTCAGCGAAAAGAATGCTGAGCAATCAAACTCCTGCTCGCTCGAATGCCAGAGGCTCAAGCCCTTTCATTTGGGCCAAGGTCAGCGGAGCGAAGTTGCGATCAAGCTGCAGCTCTGTGAATCGTTCTATGCTCAGACCGCCGTCGCGAAACAGCTTGGCCCGCATAGGGCCGATTGCCACGTCTTGAAATGACGCCGGCTGCTGCTGAAGCCAGTGGTAATAGTCGAGGCTCGCACTGACCTGCCCCGCTCCACCTGCGCCCACCGCCGCCCGCGTGGCGCCCTTGGCGAACATCTCGCTGAACTTGGTCAGCAGGACGAACGTTGTTCGGCAATTCGGGTGAAACGGTGGGCGCGGCCCTGAATCGACCGGGAATCGTCGCTTGTCCATCGATCGACACTGCTGACTGGTCTTGCTGTCCAGCGTGGCGACCATCTCGACTTCGGACACAATGTCCGTGTTGGCCTTGGCCACCTCCATGCGCGCCTGAGACGACACATGCTGAATCGCCGTATGCACGACCGTGCTGGCATTGCGGTTAGTGGTGGCGAGAACTCCATCCTTGTAGCCGGCCGCCTTCGTGCCGCGAATGTTGCGGATGATCTGGAAGTTCGTTTGCCCTTCGAAGAAGCCCTGCCGGATCATGCCAGTGACGCGCTCGCGCTCGGCACTGGTCCAGCCCTTGATGAACGACTTCAGCAGCTTGCCGCCGCCTGTGCCGCGCACACTGAGGGGATTAGTCAGCACCGCGGTGCGGATAGCCGCTGCCGTCGGCGCAACCACATCCAACGAGACACCAACGGGCGCCGTTCGGGCCAGGCTCGACGCTTCAAACTCAGCCTCGTAGTTGGCGATGTCGATCAGGTCGAGGTTCAGCTGCGCGCTGTAGCGGTCGAAGATAGCCAGCAGCAGACTGTCGACCTCTTTCAGCAGCGCTTCCAGCCGCTTGACGTTGTACTCGGTCAGATCTGACTGCGTGAGCCGGTCGCGGATCGAGCGGTCGATCTCCTTCAGGAAGGGGGCGAACTTGCCGACCTCCCCAGCCTTCAGCTTTTCGAGGAAGACAGCGTGCCGAATAGTGGCGTCAAGGATTGCTTGGTTTGCCGCCATCTACTTTGTCCTCATCGTCCAGGCCCAAGCCGTCGCCCTGCTCCGCCAGCTCGCCATCGATCTGCTGGTCTGTGCGCTCAGGCGCAATCAGGCCGAGTTTGCGAAGGTAGGCCCGAAGATCCGCTTTGGCGAAGCCGCCGTTCTGCCAGAGGCCGACCAATGCGGTGATCATCTGTGGATCAGCCGTCAGCTCCACGAACTCTTGGTTGATCTGATAAGCAACCTTCGCGTCGTCGACGCCCATGTAGGTGCAGCACCACATGATCGCCCGGGTGTAAGCCTCGCTGACGTTGGCCACGCAGCCGGCGAGCACCGACGTCGAGGCTGACTGATCACCACGGGCTTCGGTCGCCGTCTTGGACGAGAGAGACGCCACGACCATCCGTGCGCCGAGTTCGATCATCATCTGGTTCTTGTCGGCCATGGCCTCCTTCACCAGCGTGTTCGGCAGTGGCTGGGCATAGCCGAACTGTCCGCCGGCAGGCAGCATCATCGGTGCACGGGAACCAACGTAGACGCCATTCTTCTCCATCCAGTCGCGCCACTGCTCGTCCAGGCCGGATATCCACGGTTGAGCCTGGCCGCACCAGAAGACGCTGTCCTCGTAGTCGGCGCTGTTCCGGTAATGGCCCAGGTTGATCATGGCGATGTCGTAGAGCGGCGACTCGTCAATGCTCGGATCGTTGTTCTGCGCGCCGACGAAGGTGAAAGGGATCTCCTTCAGGCGGCCGGCGCCGCCGGTAGGCTTGAACTCCTCAACAACAGCCAGCGGCCCGCCGCCTTTCGGCCCGGACCTGCGCCAAACACGGCAGACAAAGCCGTCATCCTCGAGAGCCAGTTCCCGGTACTGCTCGACCACCTTGAAACCGAAACCGTCTTCGATCTCCGGCGACTCGCGCAGCACCACCAAGGTCAGTACGCTGTGACCGTTCACCATGCCCGTGCGCCAGTTGATGATGTCTTCGGCGCAGTACGAGAGGATTACGGAGTGGCCACCGGTGCCAGCGTCCTGGTGATAGTCGACGTACAAACCGTGGCGCCCAGCCTCAAGCACTTTTTCAAGCGTGCCCTGTGAGTGCTGATAGATGCTCACACCAGAGCCGTTGGCATTGTCCTGCAGATACTCCATCTTCTTCGCAACAACCAACGTTGGGTCTTTGTGAAACGCCAAACCGAGCAAGCCATTTCGCGTATGCCCGGTGGCATTCTTGAACACCGCTCGCTCGCGATAGGCCTTGTTGCGATCAACGTTCTCCGGCGATTTATCGTGAGCATTGATGTAAGGCAGTCGGTCGACAACCCGGTGCTGTCCGGCGCAAACGTCGCGAACGGTCGACCAGCGATCCAGCACTTCGATGTAGTCCGCCCGCTTGAAGGAGACGTCGTTGCTCATCGGGCGTATCCCATTTTGATAGCGGTGACCGGTTTGATGATCGGGTACTCGCGGTGGATGAAGTAACCGCCGCCGTCGTTGGCGTGGTCGTTGCCTTGGCTCTTGTCCGGCTCGCCGTTGGGCGCCCAGATCTGCTGTTCGAGGCCGTCGGCGTAGGTCGGGCATGTAAACGGGTTCACCAGGTAACGCCGCTCGCCCTGCGCGTTGCAGAACATGGCGTTCATGGCGTTGATCCGGTCCTTCACCGGTGGGTTGGCCGCCGGCGCAATGACCGTGAAGCCTGCTTGCTTGAGCATGGCGATATCGGTAAGGCTTGCATTGACCGATTTGCGCGAATCACCGGAGGCGTCCGGGTAGATCCGAATCTCGCAGGTCTTCTTGTAATCGTTGCCGGTGTGTTCCCAATACCGTTCCTTGATGCGCCGGATCATGTCCGGCGTGTCATAGCCATCCATCAACTCGTCCACGGCGCGCGGCAGGCCCTGATCACGTTTGACATGGGTGATTGCTGCCATCTTGCCGACGTTGAAGTCCATGCCGATGAACAAGGGCTCGCCGGACTGCACGGTGTCAAAACACTGGTTCAGCTTGCGGTCGTAAGCGTGGTAGATCGACCCGGATGTCAGGTTGACGAACTGGCCATTCAGGTAAGCGCGGATCAGCTGCTCGGGGTACGACTCCATCAGTGATGCGATGTAGTCGTCAGGCAGGTTCAGTTCGTTGTCGAAGGTGCTTGCCTGAATCAGGCCATACATTTCCTTCAGCGCCGGCTTGTCGCGTAGCTGCTTCACGAACTGGAGGAAGACGAACTTGAAGCCTTCCGGCGTCGTGGTCACATCCACGCCGTTCTTCAGCCCAGGGATGTTGTAACGCATCCGGGCAATGATCTTGCGCCAGGCTTGCTGAGCCTTGATCGACGTCAGCACGTCCAGCTCATCCACCAGAGCGTGGCCGATCTTGAAACCGACGATGGTCTGTGGCTTCTCCATCGACCGGCAAATCACAGTGCCGCGATACTGCCGGCCGCTGTAGATGTGAACCTCATGGTTCGCCTGGTTGATTTTGGTCTTCAGCCCCCAGTCGTAGGCCACCTCCTCCATCGTGGGATAGAAGATGTCTCGAATCTGCGGGTAAGTCGGAGCGAAGTAACCAGCGTTGACGCCCGGCCACTCCATGAAATGCTTGCTGAGCGCCGAGCAGCCGACCCAGGTCTTCCCGGAGCCGAATCCAGCAACGAAGGCGCGAAACTTGTGTGGCAACAGGAGGAACTGCGACTGCGGAACGTTAAGGCTCGGCATTCGGCTTCCTCGCGTCCACTACGTCGACCTGAATGCGCGTCGGGATTGCCGGTTCGTCGTCAGGCTCATCCTTCCGATGCCGATTGACGTAGACGTCGCCGACTTCCTTCGCAGCCTGCTCGAGGATCTGCATGGCCAGGCCGATGTTCTTCATCGTCTCGGCCTTCTCCACAAACCGGTTCATCGCACGAAGGCGGAACGCTCGGTTCGCGATCGGGATCTCGGCGGTCTCTTCGCGGAACCGCTGGCGGGTGTCGCTGAACAGGGTTTGCCACTTCACCGCCAGCCCCTTGCTGCATGCCTTGGTCGGGTCGTGGCTTTCTACTTGTTGGCGTGTCAGAACCACACCGAATTCGTTCTTGACGGCCTCGGCCACCTGAGACGGTGTGTCAAAGCACGCCAAAGCCTGAACGATGAAGCTCTTCACCTCATTTTTCAGGGCTGCCATAAATTGTTTATCCGTCTAGGGCCTGTCTAGAATCAGGCCGACTTGAGCAGACAGGTTCCGCAGGCCCTCGAAATGTTCATTTTTCCTACCTCAGCAGGATTGTTTGCAGCGTCCACCAGCTCTTGAACTGCCGGGCTCGCCCCATACCGACGCACTACACCGACGAACTCTTCAACGTCGTGTCCGCGCATCTCAAGCTTGGGTAAGCCGCCTCGGGTGAATGCTGGCTGTCCGTACTTATCGGTCGCCTGGGCGATGTGATAAAGCTCATGCTCAACCAGCGCGCAGAAGTCAGCGTCTGAACACTGGGCGCAGTAGTCGGCAGCCAGGGTGATGATGTAGGACGGCACGTCACCAAACCAATCCATCATCTGCTGTTCCATTCGCGCCTTCTGCCAACCGCCGGCACGGAACGCTACCTGTTCGGCTTGGCCAACTACGGTGCGTCCCTTCTTCGTGAAAGCTGTAGACGCCCACATCACACGAATGTCCGCATCGATCAGATGGGCGTGCTCTTCGTTGTGGATGCTACCGGTGTCGGCGAGAATCTCGGTGCTTATCCACTCCCATACCTCAGGCGCTGGTGTTAGGCAGATGCCTAAGTCGGAACGCTCAGAGAGTTCCAGAATCGAGGCAGGAGGATTTGGCCTATTCATTGGCACTCCTTACCTAGATGCATAGCAGATGCTCTCTGCTATACCTTTAATGGTCAGCTTTTAATGGGCTTGGCGGTGTGATGATGCAGTCCCGCTAGATGATTACTAATCCATAGGAGATTACCTATGAAGACCGTGCTCACTTCGGCGCTGTTAGCGTTGGTAGGTTCTACATCATTTAATGCTGCCGCTTGGGACCCAATTGGTGACATCACTCATCC